TACCCACCCTATAATATTGAAAAGGTAGGTGACTGTGAGTATAAATTAACTTTTGCCGTGGCAGGATTTTCTGATAAAGATATTTCTGTAACTCAAAAGGAAAGTACTCTGGCAATTGAAGGAGAAAATTCTTCAACGGATAAAGAATATCTTTATAAAGGTATAGCGGAAAGAACATTTAAACAATCATTTAAATTATCTGAATATATGAATGTTAAAGATGCTAAATTAAAAGATGGTATGCTTAATATACTATTGGTGCAAGATTTACCAAAAGAAAAGCAACCAAAACAAATTAAAATAAATTAAAAAAAGTGGGGTGTAACAACCCCACATAAATAGAATGATTAAAATATGGTTTTTATTAATATTAATATCTGTACCAAATTCTTCTTCAATTAAATATAATGGAATTATATATCCAAATGAAGAGGAATGTCAAGTAGCAAAATATGAATTAATGGAAACATATAATAATAAATCGGAACAATATAAATTACTAACATTAATGGATTCTCATTGTATAGAATTTAAAAGTTTTATTATAAAGGGATTAAATAAAACAGGGGCATAATGGCAACTACGTATTTAACATTAACAAATAATGTTTTAAATGAATTGAATGAACCGGAGTTGACTTCCACTACTTTTTCAAGTAGCAGAGGTATTCAAACATCTGTAAAAAAATTCGTGCTTAAAGCAATGCATGAGGTGTATAATTCACTGTCAGAAGTTCCGGATTTATATTTATCCACTACACAAGATACATATGCAGGACAAAGAACGTATGATTTACCGTCATCCGCATCACCGCAAAGCACGGATAAAGCGTACAGAAAAATGGATTGGGATACATTTCGTCTGATTCCTAAAGAATTAGTAACAAATGGCGAATTTACTTCCAATATAACCGGATGGACTACGGGTGATGGAACTCCTTCGTATGCTAGCAGTGGCAATGGCAGATTGAATTTAAATGATGCAGCAGCATATCAATCTATTTCAACAGTAAAAAATAAAACATATAGATTACAAGTTAGAGTTATGAGTCCGTCCAGTTCAACGAGTACTGTAGCAATAAAAGTAGGAACTACAGCAAGTGGCGGAGAATATTTAAGTACAACAAAATCTGTAACCAATATTGGGGATGGTGCCACTTTAGATACAACATTTGATGCTACAGCACAAACATCATATATTTTCTTTGAAACGGCATCTGGAGTACAATTAGATATTGATTATGTAAGAATATCAGAAAATATAGGCATTAAAAAATTAAAATATATAACCTATGATGATTGGCAAAATAGATATTTAGAAACAGATTTATCAAATACATCTTCATCTCAAGGTACTCCCGACTATGTATATCATACACAGGATAAAAAATTCGGATTAAGTCCAGTACCAAATCAAGATACTTATACAATTCAATATGAATATTGGCAAGTGCATACGGATTTATCGGCACATGGCGATACAATGGACTTAGATGACAGATTCAAGGATGTTATTACAACAAAAGCAAAATATTATGCTTATGTATTACGTTCTGACCCGCAAGCTGCGGCAATGTCCGTTAAGGAATATGATAATCAACTGCAACAATTACGCTCAGAATATATAAATACCAAAACATATATGAGAGATACAAGGGTTAATTAATGCCAGATACTTCGCAAATATCACCGTTTACAGCAAGTTGTGCGGGTGGTTTAATTTTAAATAAGGATGTATTTACAATGCATCCGGGTGAAGCTTTGCAATTATCAAACTTTGAACCTTCCGTTGCGGGGGGATATAGGCGAATAAATGGTACAACAAAATTTAATACTACTATAGTTACACAAGTATCTTCTTCAACTGAAAGAATAAATTTATCAGCTATTTTTAATGATATAGTTATAGCGGCACGGGGTGGTACTGTTTACAGTGGTACTACTTCAGGAAGTTGGACATCACGAGCCACAAGTAAAGGTACTACATATACCTACGATTTTGACAAGTTTAATTTTGATGGTAATGATAAGATAATTATTGCAACAGGTTCAGCAGCAGCATTTACTCTAAATACAAGTTATACGGAAGATATTATAAATGCTACTGGTGGAGGTACGGCACCTACCAATCCAAAGTATGTAAAGCAATTTGCACACCATATGTTTTATGCGGGAATGTCTGATGCCACGTCAACAGTGCATTATTCAGGCCCCTATACGGAAGATGATTTTGATACCGGTGGTGGAACGATTATTGTTGGTGATGTTATTACGGGATTAAAGGTATTTCGTGATGAATTATTTATATTTTGCAAAACAGCAATTTTTAAAATAACAGGAACAAGTACTAGTAACTTTGCACTAGCAGAAGTTGCAAAAGGAATTGGTACAATTGCTCATCATTCCATTCAAGAATTGGGTGGTGACCTTATATTTTTGGCGGCAGATGGTATTCGTACTATTGCAGGAACAGCAAGAATTGGTGATATAGAGTTAGGAACTGTATCAAAACAGGTACAAGATAGAATAAATGATATTGGTTATGATAACGTAACATCATTGGTAATAGGTAATAAATCTCAATATCGTCTATTTTATCCTAAAACTACAGGAGGAGAAAGTAGCTCAAGAGGAATAATTGCCGTAATTAAATCCAATCCTAATACACAGCAAATGGGATTTGAATATTCAGATATAAAAGGATTAAAAGTTTCATGCTGTGATTCTGATTTAATTAGTAATTCTGAAACAACTATCTCTGGTGGATATGACGGATATATTTATAAGCAGGATGATGGTAATGTTTGGACACGTTCAGGAGGAACAGAAAGTATAGATTCTACTTTCAGGTCGCCAGACTTAACAATGGGTGACCCCGGAATTAGAAAAAATATGCAACGCATTAACTTAAACTGGAAACCAGAAGGTGAAGTTAGTGCAAATATGTATGTTAAATATAATTATGATGATGGTGAAACACCTCAACCGGATGTCATTACATTGGAAACATCAGGTAGCGGTGCAATATTTGGAAGTGGACAATTTGGAACAGCAGTATATGGTCTAGGCGATTTACCAATTACAAGAAAAACAGTGGAAGGTTCTGGCTTTGCTGTGGCATTAAAAATTACGGATACAAGTACAAACAATCCTTGGACAATAAAAGGATTTCAAATGGAATTTACACCGGGAGGAAGAAGATAAATGGGTTCAACATATACTAGACAAAGTTCGGCAGGTATCGTTGATGGAGGTGTCATTGAGGCATCCGATTTAAATAATGAATTTGACCAATTATTAGCGGCATTTGCCGTTAGTACAGGGCATAGTCATGATGGAACTGCTGCTGAAGGTGGCCCAGTAACTAAACTACTTGGAACATCATTAACTATAGGTGATGGCACAGCAGGAACAGACATTACATTAACATTTGATGGAGAAGATAATGATGGTGTTATTACATGGATGGAGGATGAGGATTTATTTAAATTCACTGATGTTATAAATGTTGGTGTTGATGATGCAGGACATGATGTAAAATTCTTTGGTGCTGCTTCAGGAAGTTATCTTTTATGGGATGAGTCAGCAGATTCATTACTATTAACAGATGATACTCCATTAAAGATTGGTGACAGTCAGGATTTAACTTTATATCATGACGGGTCTAATTCTTATATTACAAATGCAGTAGGTGCTTTAAAGGTAGCGACTGAAACAAGTGGCATTGCAGTAACAATAGGACATACAACTTCTGAAACAACGGTTGCAGATAATCTTACAACAACAGGCAATACATCGGTTGGGGGAACTTTAGGTGTAACAGGTGTAGCAACTTTTTCTACTCACGTTGCTTTAGGTGACAGTGATATTTTAAAATTAGGTGCTGCTCCAGATATGCAGCTATATCACGATGGGTCAAATTCATATATTACAAATGCTACAGGTGCGTTAAAAGTTGCAACAGAAACTTCAGGTATTGCAGTTACAATAGGACACACAACTTCTGAGACTACAATAGCGGACGATGCGACTGTGACTGGAGATTTGAGTGTAGGCGGAAACTTTGTTGTAACAGGAGCTT